AACGGCTGTACGCGACCTGTGGATGTTATACGAAGAACAGATCAAGCCCGAGCAGCGTCGGTGAACATCTGTGCCTTACGGTTGCCTTTGTAATGCGCGATGACGGGGTTTGGATGCTCGCCAAAATGCTCTGGAAGGCAGGCATATTGATGCTCTGGCAGGTGCGCGACGACAAACGGCGGCAGACGGTTGACGTACTCCCGCAGCACTTCTTGGTCGCCGTACCAAGTTTTGTATTTGGGTTCCAGCCGGTCATACATCTCGGCCAACTGCTCCCACGCAAACCCGTCAGGGGTGATGGTGCAGCAGCCGATATAGGGATACACGGCATCCAGCGTTTTATTGGCGTGTTCAGAGTAATCCTGACCGCGTTGCTTGGCGTTAAAGATCGCCTCACGCATAAAGGATCGGCGCGTCACGGCAATGACCGCATCGCCCAACAACAACTCGGGATGCAGGGGACGGCGCACCAGCATATCGGTGTCCATGTACAGGGCTGGCTGGGCGAGTTGCAGCGCGGCAAACGCTCGGGTGCGCCACAGCATCAGGTACTCGGGGTTGCCCTCGGTAGGATGCGCCCAAGTCACACCCGGTATGGTCGGGGTGTCCTTGTCCGTAACTTGGATAATTTCAGCGCCCGGATTGTGCTTACGAAGGGACGCCACCATTGCAGTCGGCTGTGAGATGTCTGCGCCGACATGGAAAAACACAAAGGTTGACATAGGAGAAATTTAACATGGTTAATTTGAACAGAAAACGCACTAGCCGAATTATTTGGGAAACGCTGCTAGAAAACGTCGTAAGCCACCCGAAAGCACCGTGGGTGGAGCAACTGAATATGCTGGATGCGCTGCGTGCTACCGCTAAACCCACAGGTAGCGTGAGTTTTGCGACGTTCTGGTGTCTTTATGCCGTGGTGCAGGCATATAAGCCCAAGCGTGTTGCCGAGGTCGGCACCTACATCGGGAAATCCACACTTGCCTTGGTGTCAGGCGGTGCGGAAGTACACACCTGCGACTACAGCAACGATGTGAAACTGCCGTTTAAGGTGAACCAGTACCCGATGACGAGCAGCACCGATATGTTTGCCAAGCTCCAGCCCGCCATTGACCTGCTATTCCTTGACGGTCGGTTGGAACCCGATGACCTTGGGCATATTGGTCGTTTGCTGCATTCGCAGAGCATCGTGGCGCTAGATGACTTTGAGGGTATTGAGAAAGGGGTCGCCAATGCGATGCGGTTTACCTATCAGGGTGCCATGCTCGTCTACCCGCCAGAGCGTGAAGTATTGGAGCGTCACGGCATCCCCGACGACAGCACGTTGGCGCTGATCGTGCCGCACGGATTAGTGCAGTTGACGAACCAATAGCGTTAAAATACCCTCACCACGGGAGGCTCTATGTCCCACAAAGACGCGGCAGAATTTGTTGGCGTGTTGTTGCACTCGGCAACAGCAACGCATTTTCTGCATTTGCAGACGGCAAGTTACGCCGCCCACAAAGCACTCGGCCACTACTACGAGAACATCGTGGACTTGGCCGATAAGTACGCCGAGGCGTATCAGGGCCACTACGGCATCATTCCGCTGTCGGATTACCCAGATGGCTTCAAGGTGCAAAAGGACGCCGCCGAGTACGCCAATAGCCTGCTGACGTTCGTGAAGGGCATCCGAGGCGACCTGCCGAAAGACACCGACTTGCAGAACATCATTGACGAAATCGTGGGCGAGATCAGCGCATTGGTTTACAAGCTGGAGCGTTTCAAATGAATCGTAAGCCGGGACTCTACGCCAACATCCTTGCCAAGCAGGAGCGCATCAAAGCCGGTTCTGGCGAAAAGATGCGTAAACCGGGCAGCCCCGGCGCACCGACTGCCGCCGCATTCCGCGAAAGCGCCAAGACGGCCAAGAAAGAAAACAAATGACAGCCGCGTGGACACGCAGCGAGGGCAAGAACCCCAAGGGCGGGCTGAACGCCAAGGGTCGTGCCTCGTATAAGGCCGAGACAGGCGGGACGCTTAAGCCCCCGGTCAAGGCAGGCGACAATCCACGCCGAGCCTCTTTCCTCGCTCGCATGGGCAATATGCCGGGGCCGATGGCAAAAAACGGCGAACCGACACGCCTCGCCCTCGCACTCAAGGCATGGGGAGCCTCTAGCAAGGAGGACGCCCGAGCCAAGGCCAAAGCCATTAGCAGCAGGAACAAGTAATGGCCGCTGACCGTCAACGCCTAGCCGCCGCCCTCGCTTACGAGGAGGAACGCCGACGACGCATGATGGAATCCGTCCCCACGACGGACAACCTACCGCCTGTCCAGCCGACCCGCCGCAGCCTACGCACCGACCTTGAAAACCTGTCATCGGGTATCGGTCAGGGCGTGGTCAACCAGTTAGAGGGCGTCAAAGCACTTGTCACCGACCCTGTAGGCACGGCCAGAGCCGCTTATGAGGGCGTTAAAGGCGTTGTGCGCGACCCGACCGTATTAGCCGACGCATTGCGCTACACCGCCCAGAAAGCCACTAGCGGCCCGTTAGGCGCAGGCGAAGTGATCGGTGAGTTCTTGACGCCGAACGTAAAAGGCGTAGGCAAGCGCGACATATTCATCGGCAAATCAGCAAAAACATGGAATCAGAAAGAAGCCGACCGCGCACTTGCAATGGAGGCGTATGGCGTTGATCCAGAAACCATTTGGAAAGAAACGGGAACATTCCGTGGCGTAGATGGGGAGTGGCGGCAAGAAATAAGTGATGCCCAAGCAAAGGGCATTTACACGCATATTGCTCCATCCGAACAGCGCCTGTCAGAGGCGGTGTTAGAACATCCAGAGTTGTCAGAGGCTTATCCAGACCTTGCCAAAATTCAGCAATTTGGGTTGAAAGGCCCGAAAGAGCGCGGCTCATATCAGGCAACCACAATGGAAACTGTTGATGGCCCACGCTTATTAGGCGAAATGGTCATGGCAGAAGCGCCAACGGAAGATATATTGGCAAAAACCGCGATCCACGAAATGCAACATGCGATCCAACGCCGAGAGGGGTTCCAACGTGGCGCAAACCCTGCCGAATTCAAAAACAAAGTTATCCCCGCCAAACTAAAAGACGTTGCGTTCTCACGTTCAATGCGGGAAATGGCAATTGCCAATAAGATGCGTGAAATGGGGTATCCAATCGCGGAAGGTAAAGTGTTGAACCTTGCACGGCCAGACACGATGGGAAAGGTCAGGGCATATGCTGACAAAGACGAGCAACTGAAAAACCTCGTCGGTGAATGGGAAAGTGCCAACGAAAAACTTAAAAAATACCCTGACAAAGCTACTCAATACGTTAGAAGTGCGGGTGAGGTAGAGGCAAGAGCGGTGCAGGCTCGTCAAAAGATGACGCCCGAGGAACGCCGCGCTACTTTCCCGCTCAAATCGTATGACACTCCAATTAAAGACATCATTATCCGAAAGAAATGAACGCAGGTGCTTTTAAAAAGGGTCAGAAAGGCGGGCCGGGTAGGCCCAAGGGATTGCCTAATAAGTCCACGCAGGCAGCCAGAGAGGCCATTGCAGCGTTTGTGGACGGAAACGCAGACAGACTTCAAGGGTGGCTAGACGAGATCGCTGCCGAGAAGGGAGCGCAGGCTGCCTTTGACGCCTTCAGCACCCTGCTGGAATACCACGTTCCCAAACTTGCCCGCCAAGAGATCACAGGCAAGGACAACGGCCCGGTCAAGGTACAGATCGGATGGATGGCTCCCGAATAATCCTGCCGTACCGCCCACGCAAGGCGTTCATGCCGTTTCATGAGCGCACCAAACGCTGGGCTTGCCTCGTAGCTCATCGCCGCGCAGGCAAAACGGTTGCCGCCGTCAACGACATGATCCGCGCTGCTGCGATGTATCAAAGGCCATATGGCTTGTTTGCTTACGTCGCACCGTACAGATCCCAAGCCAAGGCGGTCGCATGGCAATACTTTAAGGATGGCGCACACCCGATCATTCAATCGGTCAACGAGCAAGAGCTAACGATTACGCTCATTAACGGCGCACAGATACGCTTGTTCGGAGCTGACAACGCAGATGCCATGCGCGGAATGGGCTACTCGGGGGTATACGCTGATGAATTTGGAGACTGGAAACCGAGTGTTTGGGGTAACGTAATTCGCCCCGCTTTGAGTGATAAAAACGGATGGTGCGTTTTCGGGGGTACTCCGAAGGGGCGCAACCAGTTCTACGACATTTTCCAATTAGCCACTCGTCTCCCTAGCGAGTGGTTCCTGTTGCGCTTACCCGCCTCAACCAGCGGGCTTCTCCCTGCGACAGAGCTAGCCGCAGCAAAGGCGCAGTTGGCCGAGGATCAGTACCTACAGGAGTACGAGTGCAGCTTTGAGGCTGCGATCCTCGGTGCTTTTTTTGGAAAAGAGATGCGCGAAGCGCAGGATCAGGGGCGCATCACCAACGTACCGCACGACCCCAACTTACCGACGTACACCGCATGGGACTTGGGCTACCGCGACGACACGGCCATTTGGTTCTATCAAGTCGCCCGTGGGGAAATCCGCGTCATAGACTTTTACGCCGTCTCGGGCGAGGACATTCACACCATTGCCGATGTGGTACGCAACAAGCCGTACCGCTACGCCAAGCACTACCTACCGCATGACGCGAGAGCCAAGAGCCTACAGACCGGCAAGAGCATCATTGAGCAACTTGCCGCCCAACTAGACATCGCCAAACTCGCGGTTGTCCCCGACATCGGTGTGCAGTCGGGCATCCAAGCGGTACGCATGATGCTGCCGCGTGTGTGGTTTGACGCAGAGAAGTGCAGCGAGGGCATAGAGGCGCTGCGCCAGTATCAACGCGAATACGACGAGGACAAGAAAGCCTACCGTCAGTCACCACGCCACGATTGGACATCACACCCTAGTGACGCATTTAGAATGGTTGCGGTATCATGGAGTGAAGTCGCTGACAAGCCCCCAGCGCCAGAGGTCAAGCCGCTGATGGTGGGGCCAGAGAACACAGTCACGCTGAACGATATGTGGCAGGTTCACGACCGCACAACGTCAAGGAGAGCAAGGATATGAGCATTGTCAGCCCGAATCGTTACCCTTACGAAACAGTAGCCGCCTCGCAGACCGCACAGGTACTCGGTGGCGTAGGTGCCGTGGGTGACTACCTCCATCGCATTGTGGTGACGGTCACGACGACCGGCACTAGCACGTTAAGCGTTCTGGACGGCAGCACGACCGTCCTGACGATGGCTGCC